GTTTGTGCGCGGCTATGTCTCGGGCCATGCGTTTGAGCATTGACGATGGGTGCCACGTTGAACCACTTGACGACGACGACGACGGCGCCCGCTCGCGGCGAGTCTTGAGCTCATCCGGCGGCGGTTGTTGTTGTTGTTGTAGATCTATAGATAAACGATTAGAGATGGTCAGCGTTTCCGCAGGTAGAGCGGTATGGTCCCCCGCATTTTCCCCCGCATTTTCCCCCGCATTTTCCCCCGCATTTTCCCCCGCATTTTGGGCGCCGTATTCGAGCACCCGAAACTCAGCGGTGTTGCCGCGGCCGCGGCCACCGCCGATGACCTCGAGCCACCCACCAGCGACCAGCACGCGAATGGCAGTAGAGATGTCGCGGCCGTCGCGGCGCGTCTCGAGCTCGAGCGTTTTGCGGCCCACGTGGGTGGTCCACGTTTGCCAGTCGCAATTGTCAGCGATGGCGTACAAAACCTCACGGCACACCGCCGAGCCCACGTGCGCCTCGGGTGCGCCCGGCACGATGGCGGGCAGGATTGAGCCACCGTCATCGGCGCCGCGGCGAACATACCGCCCGGGTTTCATGCCGTGGCCCGCCGCCGCTCGAGCTCATCGCTCGGGCATTGGTGTTCCACGCACATATCGATCAGGTCATAGAGCGCGATGCCGTTGGGCCCGAACACTGAGCCGAGCGCGCCGCACCGCTCACAATGGATGCCGAGCTCATCGGTGCGCATGGCGCGGATTACCACGATTCTCGGTGTTGGTGTTGTACTGTCAAATCCCATCGGGTCTGACCTCCTTCGCTTGGTTCGGTCGGACCTTGCCCCGGTGCCGTTTGCGCGGTGCCGGGGCTTCTTTTGTCGGTACGACCTGCATACCGTGCCATGGATGGCCGGGCATCGCGCGGATGCCGAGCTCGAGCGGTAACCGTCATGCTGCCTCGCGTAGATCGGTTGGGGTCGCGGGCGGGGTCCGGGCTCACGGCGTAAGGATTTCGGTAAACGGCATTTGTAGTCACCGGCGGTGGGTGCGCACTTCCCCCGTAGCGGTGAGATGTTGGAAATTCAACCGTCCACCGTTGGCGTGGCGAACGTCGCCCGTTGGGATGGCGAACATCGGCGGCGCCGGCAGCCGCCCATAACCTTGATTACGACAACGCGCCTGGTGGGCACCCGCGAAATAGCCGCCGTTATGACACCGCGCCTATAGAACCGGCGCCGAGCTCGAGCGGCGGCCACGCTCGGTGGTCAGCGGCGGGCGAACCACAACACCAGGAACGCAAGCACGACGATGACCACGGCGGCGCCGGTGGAGACAATGACGGCGGTGGCGGTCACGATTGGCCCGCTTTGATTTGCTCGGCGTTGGCGAACTCATCACCGGTCCATTGGTGTTGACCATCACCGGTGGGCAGCGGCCCATCCAAAAACGTCGCGGCAAACGCGTTGGGCCCGCCGGTCAAGTCGAACGGCACCAGGTTTCCCGCGTCGATTTGGGTTTGCAGCGCGGCATCCACCTTTGCCGAGCCGGGCCCGGTCCACCGCACCAGCGCGCTCGAGCCGATGAATTTTGCGCTTGCGCCGGTCACGATGTAGTACAGCATTTCGTCATCTCCGTTGGGTGGTGGTGTTGGTGTTGGCGGGTGCGGTGCGGTAGCTCGAGCTCGGAGCTCGGCTTTGATATCCATGAGCGACCATGTACCGCTCGAATTGAGCGAGCCCGGCCGCCATGGGCCTTGCACCGCTGCCGCCACCGCCGGGTCAATCTTGCGCCCGGGCGCCCATTGGGCATGGGTGCATGCGTCATCGGGCTCGAGCCCGTAGGCGGCGCATAGCGCCAATGTCATGGTGAAATAGGCGTCAATTTGTTCGACCGGCCACGGTTCACCTACCCCGGTGTTCACCGCCTCAATGCCGATGGCGGCGGTATTCATCGAGTCAGCGGGGATGGTGCCTTTGCTCACCGCGTGCGGGCCACCGGTGCCGTTGGTGTTGGTGGCGCCGGCCGCGCACACAATCACCGCGCCGTCGCGCCCGAGTACCAGGTTGCACACCGGCGCCACATCGCTGCCGTAGCTCGCATAGTTCGCCACGTTCTCAGCGCTCGAGCCGGGCGAGCTCGCCGCGTGGTGCCACATGATGCACCACGGTTTGCCGTCCTTGTAGCCGCCGCTCGAGCGGGCCCTAGTGCGCCACCCTTCTTGCTCGGTGACGGTGAGCCCGGCGCGGCGCAGCACATCGGCCATATCGGTCAGGTAGAGCCCGGTGCCATGTTGCACCGGGCCCCGGTCGCTGCCGTCGAACGCGTCAGCGAGCTCGGTATCCCCGAACCGGTCACCAAACGGCCCGCCGGTCATATGCTTGCCGTCACGCTGTAGCCGACCTGGTTAAAGGTGCCGTCCGCGTAGGTGGTCACCGGTTGGGTGCATCGGGTGGTGACGGTGTGCGCCACACCGGGTGTGATGTTGTTGACATGAGCGGTCAGCGCGGCGACTTGTTGTTGGTTGGCGAGTAGGCGCCACGTCACTTGGATGGAGCCGTCCAATAGCAGTTGGAAATCTCCACCACCAGCGCCAACACCGAGCATGCAATGGGCGGATAGCACACCGGCGCGGCTACCGGGGTCGCTTGGAATGGTGATAGTGGCGATGGTGACCATTCCCGCGACCGGTGACCCGCCGATGCCCACGGCGGCGCCCGAGATTGAGGTGAACCGCGACCATCCGCCGGTTACCCGCTTGTAGAGCACACCGTTATCGAGTGTGATGGCCATAGCGCCGTTACCAGCGGCCCACGCATCCAACGCGGCTTTGTTGGCGAACCGCTGAATGACACGGTGCGAAACCTCTTGCGCCCATTGGCTCGCGATGGGCGAACCGGGCGCCGGCACATCGGTGAGCTCACCAATGGTCACCGGCGGCACCGCTTGGGGTGCCGGACCGATGCGCGCCTCGAGCGCCTCGAGCCGTGCCGCTAGTTGTTCGATCGTGGCCATTGGTTGTCTCCCATCAGTAACCCCACACTTGGCCGGCCGCGTCCCACACCGCGCCGGAATCCCACACCGCTGGTGTGTAGTAGGCGAGCGCCCGACCGGTGCCAAACGTCAGCACCCACCCGTCAGGTGTGAACGCGTGCGCCAATGAGACAATCAGCGCCTCGATATCGACGCGGGCCACACCGGTCGGTGTTTTCGAGTCATGCAGTACGCGGATGCGGTCACCGCGCCGCCAATCGACGGCGCCGAGCGCGGCCGGTTGCGCCGGGTCCATCAGGTACACGTCAGCGGTATCGATACCGAGCCGCGGTTGCCACGTTTGCGCGACCAGCGCCGCGGCGAGCGTGTCGCCCTCGGGTTGGGTTGTCCATTGCTGGTCTTGCGCGGCGAGCACATACGGCCCGGTGCCTTTGGTGGCGGTTGCTTTGAGCCCGGCCACGTTCTCGAGCACCACCGTGGTAGCGAGCGCGGTATCGGTGGTCGATAGCACCGGGTCATGCAACACCAGCGGCGCCGCGCACACATTGGTGCCAACCACCGGCACCGCCGGTTGATCGGAGCGGCCCACCCGCCATGTGCGGTCCGCATACACCACCGTGCCATCGGCATCGCCATAGAGCACCCCGCCGTCAGAGCCGGCCACGGTTTGCATTTCCTCGAGCGGCGCCCGCTCGGTGGCCTGGCGGGTCAACGCGACGGTGCCGGCCGCGTAGCGGGTGCGCAGTAGCACCACCGCGGCGAGCGCGCTAATGGCGGTGAGCCGTGCGCCGGGTTGCTCGGCGGCGGCGCCCGGTGTGAACGTTCCCACCGGTTGCGCCAAATCGGTCAGAAAGTCAAACGCTTCTATTTCGATGGTGTCATCGGCGCGCTCATCCCACCGGGCGATGCGACCCGCGAACAGCCACCATGCGCCCGGGCCCGCCTTTTCATCGGCCCACACCCACACTTGTTGCCCAACGCCGTAGTCGGTGGGTGTGCCATCGACGTTGTACCGCGCCCACCGGCCCGAGCGGTTATCCAACGTCAACGTCAGGTGGCCGGCCGGAAAATTGAGCTGGTCATCGGGCCCATCGAACTCGATATCGCACCCGGTGAAATCACAGGTCGCATCGACAAAGGCGGGCATGGCGTTGGCCGCATCCCACACCGCGCCGGCCGCATCCCACACCGTGCCGTCATCCCACACATACGGCGCCACCGGCCGTTGTTCGATAGCGATAACCGGACGCACCGGCCACGTGGCGAGCGCGCCCGCGTCCAATGTGATCGATGCGGGTAGCGGCCGGTCCGCGGTTCTCACCTGGTCACCACCCCGTAGCGGCGGCCGTTGCGCCGTACCGTGGTGCCGAGCGCTCGCGACAAATCACCGGTACGGATACCGCGCGGCATGGTCACGTTGTAGGTGTTGCCGGTCGGCGCCGCCGAGCCGCGGGTTTGCGCGTCCGTTTCAACCACAATTGTGGTGCCGCCGCGCCCGCCCAACGTCAGCTTGCCCACCGTCGCATGCAACGCCACCTTGACCTCGAGCGGCCCACGCTCGTTGATCTTTTGTTGCATAAACAGGTACGCGCCGTCAATGTCACCCTGGTCCGCTTTTTGGATGGCGGTTTCCACGTCAATCGGGTTCAGGTGCGCCGCCTCACCCGCGGCAACAATGGCATCCTCCACGCCGCGCAGGTCAACCACGGTGTCAGCGCTTTTGTCATGGATGGCGTTTTGCGCTTCGATCATCGTGGCTTGGAAATCTTCGACGGCGCGTTTCATATCGAGCCGGCCACGTATCCGGTCCAAACCGTCCGCGGCCTGGTCGGCGGCCGCCTCTAGCTGGTCGCCCATCTTCACCGCCGCGGTGCCGGTGTCCTTCACCGCCTTTTCGGTGATGCCGAGCCCGGTAGCTACCTCATCGTTGGTTTTGTCGGCCGCCTCTACCGCAGCGTTGTTCTCCAACCATTTGGTGCGCATATCTTCGATCACGTTTTTGGCATTGATGACCTTGTTCAGCGTGTCGCCCGCGTACGCGTTGCCAATCCATTGCTGCACATCTTGCAGCGCGTCACGTTGGCCGATGATGTGCTCGGTGACCTCTTGGGTGGTGAGCCCGAGAGTGTGCGCCGCCTTGAACGCGTCACCGTAGATTTTCTCGAAATTGGCGGTGGCCGCCGCCTTGTCACCGTCTTTGATGGCGTCATTCAGGTCACGTTGCGCTTTGGCCGCTTCCTCGGCCGCCTTCTTGGCCGCCTCTTGACGTTGGCGGAACAGTGTCCACGCGGCAGCGCCGGCCGCGACCACGAAACCGAAACCGGCAACCGCTTGGCCCATGCGCGCCGCCGCCTCGGAACTCGCGCCCATCTTGCTCGCGACACCCTCAATCGTGTCACCGAGCCCATCGAACACACCACCAAAATCGGATGCCGCCGAGCTCGCATCACCGAGCGGCCCGGTTAGATCGGATATCGCGTTACCGCGTAGCCCGGTGCCGCCGCCGCTATCGATCTTGTCAAGGTGTTTGGCGGTGTCATCAGCCTTGTCGGCGGTGTCACCGAGCTCGGCCTGCAACGCCTTGAGCTCACCCTTGGCCTGGTCGATTTTGGCGCGGATAACGAGCTCGGTATCGGCACGTGACAGCGTGTCGGCGGCATCGCCCACCGCTTTGATATCGCCCACCGCGCCACCGGTATCGGCGGTGACCTCGAGCTCGGGTGACAGCTTTTCAAGATCGGCGGCCGCGTCGGCCACGTCATCGATTTTGTCGCTCGCCTTGTCGGTGGCGGTGATATCGATTTGAATTTTCGGGTCACCAGCGGCCATCAGGTCACCACCCGCCCGGCTAGCTCGGTAAACACTCGCGGCACCAGCGTTTGCGACCGGTCGATAACCGCCACCCACGCGCCTTTACCGCGGGTGCCGGGGTGATGCACCGTCATCTTGCGCATCGGGCCACGTTTGCGGCGGCGGATATCGTGCGGCCGGGTGCCGCTGGTCATCCATGACCATGGCCCGGCCGGTTGCCCGAGCACCAGCACCGCCCGCCCGCCGCCTACCGAGCGGATGCCCATATCTCGAGCTCGCAATTTGATCGGCCGGCGGCCATTGCCGGTGAGCCCATCGGCGCCGGCCACCCGCCGCGCCTGCTCATCGGCTAACCGCTTCACCAATTTGGCCGCGGCAATGAGTCCCGCGTCGGGGATAGCCGCTACATCATCGGCTATCCGGTGGAGCTCCACCGCAGCGCGGCCCACCGCGGGTCAGTCCTCATCGGCAGCGGCGGCGGTGGCGGTGGGTGTGGTGAACACCGGTGCGCCTTGCACATTCCAACCGACCGGGCCCGCGAGCGAAACCACGCCCATGTCACCAGCGAAACCGACCGGCGCCACTTCCACTTGGCCGGTGACCTTCAGCGTGGCATCGGTGGTTGGGTGGTACTCGAAATATTTGATCTTGCCGGCATTGGTGTTGCTGTAGCCCGCGAGCCCACCGGCGGCACCGTTCCAATCCTGCAACCACGTGAGATTGAGCACCCACGGCACCGGCACTTTCAATTGCTGCACTTCACCGCTGCAGCCGGTGGCCGGGGTGGTGTTGTAGGCGAGCGTCGGGTCCACGCTCGCATGCGTCACCTGGCACTTGTAGTCAGGTGCCGCGGTCAGACTCGCGGCATCGTCCGCGAACTTGATTGTGATGTTTTCGGGGATGAGCCGGGTTTGTGCCATGACGGTGTTCTCTTTTCGTTAGCAGGGAAGCGCCACACCGATGGTGAGCGAGTAGAGCAGCGCGGTGTGGTCAACACCACCGATTTGGACCGGGCCTAGAAAGTGCTCACGCGAGCCGATGGCGCTATTGCCGAGCGCGGCGGCGGTGATGGTGTGGCACCGGTCGATGGCGTCATAGATGACGGCGGTTTGTGCCGGCGCCACGTGCGGCGCCACCGCCGCGACCACCCGCAGCACCATGACACCGCTACTCACCCGGTCAGCGCCGATGTAGCCGCTCGAGTACTCGGGCCACACCGCTGGTAGCGCGGTGTTGTTCGGGGTGTCATCGTGGATGGCGAAACCGGAACCGGCAAACGCGGTACGTACCGCGGCCGCTAGTGCGGCGCCGAGCTCGGCGGAAGTCATGCGACCGGCCACCGTTCTCGGCCGATGGAATCCAACAACACGCCCACCGATGACGTTGGGTCAATGGCGAGCCGGCCAACATAGTCAGCTACTTGGAAGTAGCCGCCGGGTGTGGTCACCCGCCGCCAAATGTCCACACCGATGGTTAGCGCCGCCTCGGAAACCGCAGCGGGCCACGGTGCCGCCGGCAACTTGAGCGCCACGGTTGCCGAGCCGTAGTAGCTATCGATAACCGCGCTGGTGGCCGCGCAGACCCGCGCCAATCGTGCCTCTTGGGCCACCGGGTCCACGCCGAGCTCGGCAGCGAGCTCGGCGGGGTCCACATATGGCGGGCGCGGGTCTGGCGGAATCGTCACTCGGCGGCGGCCTTCTCGCGGTCCTTCTCGAACTTCTCAGCGGTGGCGGCGGTGGGTGAGGCCTTGACCACACCGGCCGGCAACGTGAGCCCGGTGACACCCATGCCCCAAATGGCCGCGTCGGTGCCGAGCTTGGCAACATCTTCGGCGGTCACCAGGAATGGCCCATCCTCGAACCACCGCGCCGCCTGGTCATTGGACACCACCAGGTTGCCGGCGGCCATCCCAACCGCTTCCACAATCTCGAGCCCGCTCACGTTGATTTGCAGCGTGGATGCCGACGCGGTGCCGGGCACGTTTTGGGTGCCGTACATCGGCGGTTGCAACCACGGCGCCGCGCCCAACTTGCCGTAAACGTCGCTCGAGACAAGCACCGCGGTGGCCGGTGTGCCGGTCGCCTTCTTGACCTTGGCGGATGCGCTGAACAGAAACGCTTTGAACTTGCTGCCGTCAGTGTCGGTTGCGCTCGGGTCGTAGACCACGGTGGCGCCGGCACCCGCGACCAGCGCGGCGTCGAACAGCATTTCGGTGACCAGCGCGTAGGACGTTTGCAGTAGCCGGTTGTAGGCGGCCATGTAGCTCGGGCTCGAGCGCCGCTGCAGCTGGTAGCTCACATCGGAACCGCCGGCCACCGTCTTGAGCGTGGCTTGGCCGCGCTTGAACGAAACTTTGACTGACACAATGTCAGTCTTTTCGAGCGCCTGTTGCCCGACAAGCGTGGTCAGGTCACCGTCATAGTACGGCCAATAGATATCCATGCCGGTATCCCCGGCGGATGCGGGCCCGCCCATGGCGGTGATGCCCGGCCGGCCGGTATCGATCACACCAAAAATGGTTTGCAACCACGATGGCGGCAGCACCCCGGGGTTGTCGGTGGTGATTTGGTTGACCATCGCCCGGGCCACCGTGCGATACGCGGCATAGGCGTCATGAAACTCGCGAGCCACCGCCGTTTGATCGGCCGGCGCGCCGCCTCGAGCGGCCACCAGCATCTCGAGCTCATTGGCGAACCGGGCGAGCGGGTGCGCTTGGCGGGCCACGGTGCGCGCCGTGCTCAAGCGGGCTACCGCGGTGCGGACCATCTCATCGATGGCGGCCCGGCCAATGGTGGGTGTGTCGGTTTCGGTGTCCACGTCAGTGTCCTCGGTTTCTTCTTCCTCCACCGCAGCGGGCTCGGGTTCGTTGTCGGGTGTTTCTTCTTCGGGTGTTTCTTCTTCTTCGGGTGCGGCACGTACCGCGGTGACCACCGCACCCGCGTAGGCGGGGTTTTGTGGCGGCAGAATCGTGGCAACACCGGTGAGCGTCACCGGCGCCGAGCTCGAGCGGACCACCACACCGCCATCCACGGCGCCGCGGTCATCAATGTCAGCTTCGATTGACACCGCAGCGCGCACACCGAGCGCGGCGAGCTCATGGACGCGCCGGCCTTCATCGGTGGCAAGGTGCAACGTGGCATGTAGCCCGGTGCCGTCGCTGTGAATGTCGCGGGCCACACCAATGAGCGGGCCACGTTCGATACCTCGAGCGGTGGTCAGGTGCGAGCCGTACACCGGCACCGCGTCACCGGCCACCAGCGAACCGGGTTCCCACATCTCTTCATAGCTCGAGCGGCCATCATCGGAAACCGTCGCGGGTTGGTTCCATGGCATCAATGTCACGTCCAACATGGCGCCCGGCAGCGGCCGCGGCGGGTTGGGTGATTCGCGGGCGATGTGTACGCGGGTGGTGGTGGTCATGCGGTTTGTCTCCTCGGTAGCGAGCGGACGGCGGGCGGGGTGCGGTCATTGGCGCCCGGGGTGTGCAACCGTGCCGGGTCGGCCGCGTCCATTGGCGGCAAGTTGTGCGCCTTGAGCCGCACCTCATCCACCGTTAGCCACGGTTCACCCGCGAGCGCTTGGGTGTAATACACACCTTGGGTGGCAAGGTCTGGCATCACCAGGCGGTTGGTGTCAAACATGGCGACGGTGCCGTGCCACATCAGGTCAGTAAAAGCGCCCTCTACGCGCACCAGGTATGGCCCGAGCCCGATAGCGCGCCACTTCGTAAATTCGCCCTCGGTGGTGCTGTAGGTCAGCGAGTCCGCGCCGCCCACGTTCACGATGGATGGCATGACACCAAATGAGCGGGCTATCTCGGCGTTGGCCCACGCCATCGATTCGACTAGTTGCGAATCAACCGCGTTACTGCCGACCGGGGCGAGTGTGGCGCCGTTGTCAATGACAGTGGGTTCGTGCCGGCGGGCCCACGATTCGCGTAGTTGCGCCTTGAGCTTGAGCGCGTCATCGGGGTCAAGGCGGCGGGCGATCATCAGCGCCACGCTCGGGAAACCTGCTTCCCAAAAGCTGCCGGCCATGTCATAGAGCGCCGCTAGGTATTCCATGGCGCGCCAACAATCACGCGTTGGTGGTTCACCGATGCTGCCGGCCATCGGCACCTGGTACGGCAACCAAATCACTTGGCCCGGGCCCGGGCCCACGGTGAAATATTCACCGCCGATCATCACGTCAAGGATTCGCCCGGCCGAATCGAATGACGCGGTGCCGCGCTCGCCATCGATGACGGCCACCGAGCTCGGCCACCCATCAGCGGCCCACGCGGTTGGCATCAACCACACCCGGCCGGCCTTGGTCATGTTGTCCACGATGCGCGCCTTGGTCAGCCATGCGGGCTCGAGCGGGTCAGGTCGCACCACAATCGGCGGTTGCGTAGCGCGGGGTTGACCATTGGTCATCGCCATCAGCGGTAGTTGCGCGATGGTGTCAGCGAGCGCCCGCCGGCACGCGACCACAATGGGGAGCTCCCACGGTGTCAGGTCACCACCGTTGTAGGCGCGGTTCGTAGCGTCGGTGATGAGCTCGAGCAACTTGGCTTGAGCTCGCGCCGCCTGGCGCCGTGTCCCCACCCGGCCAAACGTGACAGTAACTACCGAGATGGTCAATCAAACGGGTGTAACTACCGCCTCATTTGCGTTCTAAGCGCCTCGAGCGGCCGAAATGGGTGATGGGTGCGGCCAAATCGCTAGTGGATGCTCGGAGCGGTGCGGTTTTGGTCGGACCACACCCACCGGGCGAGCGAACCGGCCAACCACGGCAGCGCCTCGGATTGGCGCCGGTCCCATAGCCACGCGCCGAGCGCACCACGGCGCCGCGCCTTGGCGGCAGCCGCGGCGAGCGTTGGGTCATCGCGATGGAACACCTGGCGGGCGAGCACCGCGTCATACATCGCGCCGGCACCGGCGGTCACCGCTCGGGTTTGCAGCGGCAGACAATTGGCGGCAAGGTCTAGCAAGTCGGGTGCGAGCGCACCGACCGGGCCCGCCGCATCCCACACCACCGCCGCGGCGTGATGGGTGCGGGCGAGCTCGGCCACGCGGGCCACCACCCATGGCCCATGCGGCCGGTCCTCCACCACCTCGAGCACCGAGCCGCCACCCGGCCGGCCGCCGGCCGCGACAATCACGAACCGGTCGCGGTCTAGTGAGAGCTCGAGCCCGAGCACCACCGGGTCAGCGAGCTCGGCGCCGGCATCCACGGTGGCGGCCCACCCATCCACTAGCGGCCGGTCCACCAGCGCCTCGGGCCAAACACCTAGGTACTCGGCAGCGAACCGGTCAGGGGGCATGGACTCGCGGTCAGCGGTCAGCGCGTCAATGTCCACGTGGTAGCCGAGCCCGGGGTGGGCAGCGCGCCACGTGGCCGGGTCATCCAAATCGGCGCCGGCCGGCGCGGCGTATTCGATGTAACAAATTTGCGAGCTCGGGTCATCGATGGATGCGCGGCCAATGTCGCGCCACTTGCGCAACCACTCGGCCGACATATCGCCCGCGTTGGACACAATCCAAAATTGGCCGCCGTGGCCGGTCGCTTGGGTAGGGAATGCGGCCGCCTCAAAATCTTCACCTTGCAGTAGCGAGAATTCCCGCGCCTCATCCACAAACGCAAGGTCGCTCGAGAATGAGCGCATGGCGTCACCGTCTGGCGGCAGTAGCCGCACGATGGAACGGTTGTGCCGCCATTGGATTGACTCGCTGCCGTTGGACCGGCGCAAGTTGACAAACCGCGGATGCAGCGGGCTCGCCTCGAGCCGCGGAAACCAATCGTCGCGCCACATCGCCGCGCTTGTCTCACGGCGGTGCGACGCGTAGAACACCCGCGCCATGTGCCGCCGCCGCGCCACCGCCATCGCATAGGCGAGCACCACCAGCGTTTTGCCGGCACGGCGCGGCACCACCACCACCACCCGCCGATATCGGAACCGGCCACGCTCGGTCAAGGTGCCGGCGGTGTTCGCTAGGTGGGTTTGCCACGGTATGAAACGGCGCCCGAGCAGCACCGCGGCCGCCGCCGCCTCACCGCCCATGGTGCGCGCGTCAGCTGGCGGGGTTGTTGTCCACCGCGGCGAACATGGCGTCAAGATCAATGTCATCGCTCATCGTGTCCGGTCGCTCGAGCAGGTGGGATAACACCGCGTGATAGCGGGCCACCAGCACCCCGCGGGTGTACCGAGATTCGTTCACATCGGCGCATGCCGTATCGAGCTCATCGGCAGCGACACGGCATAGCGCGATCATCGCCGCGTCAATCGATTCCACGCGCCCGAGCGCCCGCATGGCCGCCAATGTGTCATCGAAACCGCGCCGAGACCGGCCGCGCGTACGTTTGCGAGCGATGCGGAAAAGTTCACCCTGATCGGTCACGCCATCACTGTAACTACACCGATGTGATGGGTTCACCACCGATGTGGAGAGAGAAACCATGACTGTGGATGGGGTGCAACCTCACTTTACGTCAGAAAATCGGGGTGCGCTCGAGCTCGAGCGCGGCGAGCAGTTGCGCGCCGATGTGCGCGGTGTACGCGGGCGGAATCATTTGCGATAGCCGGTCGCGGTCGGTGACCCAATCGACACCCATGGCCTTGCACCTGTCGGCCATGGTTGCGAGCGCCACACCACGCCCGCGGCCCGGCGGTGTGTGACCCACCACGCTTATGACCTTGGGTTGGTTGGCGTGGTCGCACGGTGGCGCGGTGAGCTCCACGTTGGATGCGAATAGCCGGTGCCGCCGGACCTCGAGCCCGAACGATGAGCCGCAGTACACCACCGAGCTCGGCGGCATCGGTGCGCCGGGCACGTTCTCCACCACCCACGGCACGGTGAGCCCGGCCAACCGCTCGAGCATCGGGGTTAGGTGGTTGGTGTGCGGGTCGAATAGCCGGGCCCGGCCGCCTTGTAGGTGGCGGGCAGCGGTGTGCGCCTTGCATGGTGGTGATGCGTGGATGGCGTCATAACCCTCGAGCGGATAGGCGAGCGCGTCCCCGAGCTCGAACCGGAATGGGTATTCCCATTGCCGCACTATGTCCACGCCTACCACGTCCCACCCGGCACGGTGGTAGCCCATGGCGGCGCCACCCGCACCGCAGTACAAATCCAATAGCCGCGGCCGCCTCACCATGCCGAGAGCCCTACCACGTCGTACAACACGCGGGTGGCGCATGCTTGGCGCCGCTTGTCGGCCGGGGTGTCACTGTCCACATCGGCCGCGCTGGTGACACCGCACGCGGCATAGCCCGCCGCGGTGCGCCGGTCCGATAGGTGCAACGTCACCCATAGTTGCCAGTAGCCATAGCAACACCAGGTGCGCACACCGTTGCGGCATCGGGATTCGCGGTAGCCGAGCGTGTCGAACACCGGCGGTAGCCCGGCCGCTTGGCGATACCACCGCATCTCATCGCATGCGGTGAGCCCGGCCGGCGCCACCGAGCTCGGCGGTGGCAGCGTTTCGGTTTGCTGGTCGAATACCATCACCCGCACCGCGGGACGGGTCGCTATTGCGGGCGCGGTAATCCGCTCGAGCTCGAGCGATGTAGGTGGGTGCGCCGGCAGCGGCCCGAGCTCGAGCGGGTGTATCGCTGGTGTACCGCACGCGGTCAGTAGGCAAACCGCGAGCACCCACCGCACCGGGTCACCAGCGGCGCGACGCTAGCGGCCGCTGCCGAGCCCTCGAGCGGTTACCGATGCGGGCACCGGCGGCCATGTTGCATGGTCCGCAGCATGGCAATAGCTCGCAACACCCCGAGCCGGCCACGTGGTCATGCCGGGCGAGCGCGGGCACGTGGTCAATGGTGGTGGCCGGGTTACCGCACCGCTTCCAACATGGCGCCGGCATGCGTTGTAGCCGAGCCCGAGCAAGGCGATACTCGGGCTCGGCGTACGGTGACACCGTGCCGGCCGGCCGGGTCATCAGTCACCCATGCCCGGCAAACGTTGCTCGGTCCACGTGCGCGGCACGTACTGCATGCGCATGTTGTGCCGGCGGGTTTGCTGGTAGCTGGTGTTCTCAGCGCGGCACTTCATACACCGGCACTTGAACGTGCGATGCACATAGCGGGCGCGGGTGCCGTGGTCGGGTTCTACGCGTACAACCATCAACCATGAGTTTAGGGTTTGGTAGTACGCGTGTTCGGTCTATTGGCGATTGAGCTTCTCGAGCGCTCGGGGTGATATGCGTCTATCAGCGCGGCGGCGCCGCTCGCGTCTTTCCATCACCACCAGGAACACCACCATGACGGCCCACCACACCGTGAGCCCGAGCACCAGCGGGTCAGTCATCGGCGGTTGCCTCGGTGCGGCCGAACCGGGCCACGCTGGTGTGAGCCCGGCCGGCGGCCATGCATGCCTCGGCGTATCGGCGTAGCTTGTCGCTCGAGCTCGCCGCGCTCGCCTTGGCAACCTCACCGAACGTTTCCCATGCGGTGACGCGGGCCACGTCATCCACGCTCGGCAACGTTGGATGGTCGCTCATTGCACAATTTTGCATTGGGTGTAGGTGCCGTGTCCACCGTCATCGGCATCAACGCGGATGAGCCCATCGGTCGTACCACATACACAATCACGTGGGTGTGACGCGGTAGCGGTGGCGGGCTCACGTGGCCGCGCTGCCTCGAGCGGCGCATCAGTCCGTATCCATAGCTCAACATCAGCGCGGCCGAAACCGCCATGGTGCCATGCCGCCACGCGCTCGGCCATCGATGGCTCATCAGGTGTGGCCGGGTCACGTGTCCCCCAATTCTTTTCAATGCCCTTGGCGTACCCCGAAACGTCAGTCACCCCGGGTTTGTGCGCGGCTATGTCTCGGGCCATGCGTTTGAGCATTGACGATGGGTGCCACGTTGAACCACTTGACGACGACGACGACGGCGCCCGCTCGCGGCGAGTCTTGAGC